GAGCTCCTAGTAAACTTAGGACTCTTGTATATGAAGAACCAATAAAGAGAAATGCTGGTCTTGACATTCACGAAGATCCTATAAAAGATCATAATTATTTAATGACAGTTGATGTTGCCAGAGGGTTAGGTAATGATTATTCTGCATTTGTGGTTTTTGATATTACAGAGTTTCCATATAGAGTTGTAGCAAAATATAAAGATAATGAAATTAAACCAATGATATTTCCCAACATCATATATGATGTCGCAAGAGCATATAATGAAGCAAATTTATTAATAGAAGTTAATGATATAGGAGATCAAGTAGCAAGTATACTTCAATTTGATCTTGAATATGAAAATATTCTTATGTGTTCTATGAGAGGACGTAATGGGCAGATAGTTGGGTCTGGATTTAGTGGTAAGAAATCTCAGCTTGGAGTTAGAACTACAGCAGCAGTTAAAAAGTTAGGTTGTAGTAATTTAAAAACTTTAATAGAAGATGATAAGATCACGTTTAAAGACTATGAGATAATATCAGAACTTACTACTTTTATTCAAAAACATAATTCATTTGAGGCAGAAGAAGGATGTAATGATGATCTTGCAATGTGTCTCGTTTTATTTGCATGGGTAGTAGCACAAGATTATTTCAAAGAAATGACTGACAATGATGTCAGAAAGAGAATTTATGAAGAAAGGAGAAATGAGATAGAACAAGATATGGCACCATTTGGATTTGTTTTAGACGGTGTTAATGATGAAGAAAGTTTCGTTGATGGCAATGGAGATAGGTGGCATACTGATGAATATGGAGACCGATCTTATATGTGGGACTACATGTAGACTACATGAAAAAGAATATTTTAATAAATATTTTTAGAATAATCTGAGATTCGGAGAGGAAAAGATGCCACTAAATTTAGCATCTCCTGGAATTGTAGTTAGAGAGGTTGACCTAACAATTGGTCGGGTTGATACTGCGTCTGAAAAAAGAGGTGCAATAGTTGCCCCTTTTGCCAAAGGACCAGTCAATGAACCAACAATTGTTGAGAGTGAGCAAGATCTATTAGACAATTTCGGAGAACCATATTCCACAGATAAGCATTTTGAACACTGGATGGTGGCTTCTTCATTCCTTGCTTATGGTGGATCACTAAGTGTTGTAAGAGCAGATGATGCTAGTTTTGCCAACGGTAAAGTTGGATCAGCATCAAGTATTAAAATTAAAAGTTTAGATCACTATAATGATCTTGGGTATGATGGATCATCTATAGCAGACAAAACTATTGTTGCTAGAAATCCAGGAACATGGTCTAATGGTGTTAAAGTCGCAATAATCGATGCAAAGGTAGATCAAACATTATCTGGTGTAGATGCAGCTTCCCCTCAAGGTGCTACTGCAATTGCTGTTGGTTACGGTGTAACACAAGACATGACTGGAAGAGTCATCTCTGGTGCTGGATCAACCTCAGCTGCTACAGGTTATTTAAAAGGTATTGTTACAGAAGTAGATGAGGCAAACCAAAAGATTGGAGTTAAAGTTCTAGAGCATGTAAATTCTGCTGGAGTTTCAACAAACGTTGATTACACACCATCAGGTGTTTATGCGTTTACTGCAACTGGTAGTATTGGTATTCATACTGCAGGACAAGCAGTTGCATATGCTTCTACAAGTTATACTGGAAGAGAAGATTGGTTTGGAGCACAAACCATTACTTTAAGTAATTCAAATGTTCAATGGGATCAAATTGCTGATCGTCCATCAACTTCTACTTTTGCTGATGCTAGAGGAATAAGATTTGATGAAGTACATGTTGTTGTATATGACGACAAAGGAACAATTACTGGAAATGCAGGAACACTTCTTGAAAAGCATGTAGGTTTATCTAAACTAACAGATGCTGAGTATTCAATAGGATCACCTTCCTACTGGAGAAAGTTCATTGCTAATCAGTCTGATGTTATTTTTGCTGGTGGTTCTGGACAATTAGGTCTTACAACTACTGGATACAGCAGTGGATTTACTCTTGATAATGATGGATCATGGGATCAATCAGTTGATCAAAATACTAACGGATTCTTTGATGCTGCTGGAAATGTAACTTCAACCTTATCAGGTGGAGCAGATTACGGTGGTGCAGTTGGTATTGGTAATTCTGGTGCATTAACAGTTACTTTAGCTGGTCTTTCATCTGGATATGAATTATATGAGAATAAGGATACTTATTCAGCAGACTTCCTACTTATGGGTTCTGCCAATCATGACATCTATACAGCACAGGCACTCGCTAATAAGTTAATCGCTGTTGCCGAATTGAGAAAAGATGCTGTAGCATTCATCTCACCATACAGAGGAGCATTCCTATCTGATGCAAGTGCTGGAACAGTTGTTGTTAATTCTGATGCAGAAATTACTGATAAGATAATTGAATTCTATTCACCTGTAACTTCTTCATCTTATGCAGTACTTGATAGTGGATACAAGTACATGTATGATCGTTTCTCTGACACATTCAGATATGTTCCATTAAATGGAGACATCGCTGGAACTTGTGCAAGAAATGACATTAACAACTTCCCTTGGTTCTCACCTGCTGGTACTTCAAGAGGTGGAGTTTTGAATGCAGTTAAACTTGCATACAATCCTTCTCAACTTCAGAGAGATAAACTTTATTCTAATAGAGTTAATCCAATAATCTTCACACCTGGTGGTGGAATAACACTATTCGGTGATAAGACTGCATTTGCAAAAGCATCTGCATTTGATAGGATAAACGTTCGTAGATTGTTTATTTACCTTGAAAATGCAATCTCTGCTGCTGCAAGAGATCAGATGTTTGAATTCAACGATGAAATCACAAGAACAAACTTTGTGAATATTGTTGAACCATTCATGCGTGATGTTCAAGCAAAGAGAGGAATTTATGACTTCAGAGTTATTTGCGATGAGACGAATAACACTGCTGCTATTATAGATAATAATGAGTTTGTTGCTGACATCTTCGTCAAACCAGCTAGAACGATTAACTTTATCGGTCTAACATTCGTTGCCACCAGAACTGGTGTCTCGTTTGAAGAAGTAATTGGTTCTGTATAATCTATCTCATACACATAAGGTATAAAAAGCTATGGCAACACAATTTAATAGACCACCATTAAGGAAGATTACCGACTTCAAGAGTAAGTTGACAGGTGGCGGTGCAAGGCCGAATCTATTTGAGGTAGAACTTGCTTTTCCTGAATCAATATCAGTCGATAATGATGTAAAGGATAAGTCAAGATTCTTAGTTAAAGCAGCAGCACTTCCTGCTTCTAATATCACACCAATTGATATTAACTTTAGAGGAAGGATTTTAAAGATTGCTGGTGATAGAACCTTTGATACTTGGACAATTACAGTTATTAATGACACTGACTTTGCAATTCGTTCTGCTTTTGAAAAGTGGATGAATGTCATTAATAAATTATCTGATGCAACAGGGTTTAATGATCCTGCAGAATATCAGGAAGATGCATTTGTTCATCAGTTAGATCGTGATGGGTCTACTCTTAGAACTTATAAGTTCTTTGACATCTTCCCAACTAACATAAGTCAGATGGATCTTTCTTACGAAACCATTGATACTGTTGAAGAATTTACAGTAGAACTACAAGTTCTTTACTGGGAATCTATCAAGGGTGTTGGTGCTAATGCAGGAGGCGAGAGCATTTCCTAATAAATATGTTATAATAGTAGGAAAACTTATATACTATGCCTAAGCTTTTTGGATTCTCCATAGATAAGGAGAAAAAATCAACTTCATTACTATCCCCCGTTCCTCCTTCAAACGAGGACGGGGTTGATAATTATATTTCTAGTGGATTTTATGGTCAGTACGTAGACATCGAAGGTGTTTATAAAACTGAATATGATTTAATGCGTCGTTATAGAGAAATGGCAGTTCATCCAGAAGCGGATTCTGCGATTGAAGATGTTGTTAATGAAGCTTTAGTTAGTGATTTATATGATTCTCCAATTGAAATAGAATTATCAAATGTTAATGCAAGCGATAAAGTAAAAGAAAAAATTAGAGAAGAATTCAAAGGCATCAAAGAAATGATGGACTTTGATAAAAAAGCACATGAAGTTTTTAGAAATTGGTATGTTGACGGAAGACTTTATTACTTAAAAGTAATTGACGTTAAGAAACCAGAAGATGGGATTAAAGAGATAAGATATATCAATCCCATGAAGATTAAGTTTGTAAGAAAAGAAAGAAAACAAAAAGGTAATGAAATGATGAATGGACCACAAGGTCCATCTGACATGAAGAAGGCAATATATCCAGAAATTGATGAGTATTATGTTTATACTCCTAAGCCAAATTATCCAACAACGATGTTTGCTGCTGGTGGTGGAAGAGGAAACGATAAAACTTCAATTAAAATTGCTAAAGATTCTATCACTTATGTAACCTCTGGTTTATTTGATAGGAATAAGGGTACTTGTTTATCATACCTCCATAAAGCAATTAAGGCACTTAATCAACTTAGAATGATTGAGGATTCTCTTGTTATATACAGACTATCAAGAGCACCTGAAAGAAGAATATTCTATATTGATGTAGGTAATCTACCAAAAGTTAAGGCAGAACAATACCTAAAAGAGGTAATGTCTCGCTATAGAAATAAGTTAGTTTATGATGCATCCACTGGTGAAGTTAGAGATGACAGAAAGTTCATGTCTATGATGGAAGATTTCTGGTTGCCTAGAAGAGAAGGTGGTCGTGGAACTGAAATCACAACTCTACCTGGTGGACAAAATCTTGGTGAACTTGCTGATATTGAGTATTTCCAAAAGAAACTTTATAGAGCATTAGGTGTACCCGAATCTAGAATTGCTAATGATGGTGGTTTTAACTTGGGACGTTCATCAGAAATTCTAAGAGATGAATTAAAATTCTCTAAGTTTGTAGGTCGTTTGAGAAAAAGATTTGCAAATATGTTTACTGATTTCTTAAGAACACAGTTAATACTTAAGAATATTATTGCTCCAGAAGATTGGGATGAGATTAGTGATCATATCCAATATGATTTCTTATATGATAATCAGTTTGCAGAACTAAAAGAAACTGAACTTCTAGAAGGTAGACTTGGAATTCTTGCTCAAATAGAACCTTATATCGGTAAATATTATTCTCAAGAGTGGGTAAGATCAAAAGTTCTTCGTCAGACTGAAACTGAAATGAAGGAAGAGGATAAGAAAATTGAAAAAGAAATTGCAGATGGAACTATTCCTGATCCTTCAATGATTGATCCAATTACTGGAGAAATGATGGCACCAGGAACTGAAGACGATGTAATGGCATTAGGAGCAGATGGTGGTATGGCACCTCCCTTAGATGGTGGTCTAACTAATGGAGATGTCAAGAAAGACACTAAATTGGCCGAGATATAAATAAATTATAACGCTATATTAACATTTCATGGATAATATTATCGATTTGATTGCTACTGATGCAAAACCAAGTGAAATATCAGATCAAATAAAAGATCTTTTATATACAAAGTCTGCTGAAAAAATTGATGCAATTAAGCCTAATGTGGCTGCTACAATTTTTGCAGAACCTGAAGCCGAACCAGAGCAAGAACAATGAAACTAATTACAGAAGAAGTATCTAACGTAAAATTTATTACTGAAGGAAAAGGTAGTAAAAAGAAACTTTATATTGAAGGAACTTTTCTTCAAGGAGAAATCAAAAACCGTAATGGTAGGGTTTATCCAGTAAGTACTCTTGCTAATGAAGTTACAAGATACAATGAATCTTTTGTTAATAAGGGTCGTGCTCTTGGTGAGTTGGGACATCCAGATGGTCCAACTGTAAATTTGGATCGTGTTTCTCATAAAATTACTTCACTCAAACAAGAAGGAAATAATTTTGTAGGTAAGGCACAAATACTCAATACTCCAATGGGTAAGATTGCATCTTCACTTATAGAGGAAGGAGTAACACTTGGAGTTTCTTCTCGTGGAATTGGTTCTTTAAGAGAACAAAATGGTGTCAAATATGTTGGTGAAGATTTTCAGTTAGCAACTGCTGCTGATATTGTCGCTGATCCTTCTGCTCCAGATGCATTTGTTAATGGCATCATGGAAGGAAAAGAGTGGGTTTGGGAAGGAGGAATTCTTCGTCAAGAA